TTACTCAGCAACTGATGGTGCTTCATCTGCAAAGGTGTACCGCACAATCATCGCTGGACAGCAAGCACTTGCTGAGGCAGTGGCAGAAGAGCCACACACAGTTATCGGTCCAGTTACCGATAAGTTGAACCGCTTCCGTCCAATCGGATGGTACGGCGTTCTAGGCTTCGCTCGCTTCCGCGAAGAGGCTCTATACCGCGTTGAGTCAGGTTCATCAATCGCTTAATTGATTGACGGTTGAGTAAAGGCTAGGTTCGCTTAGCCTTTACTTAACAGTAAGTTCATTAAGGAGAACAATGGCAACTTATAAATTCACAACACCCGTTGTAGAAGAAGGTCCCTCAGGTGGGCACCGCTTGTTCTACTTCTTCAAGTTGAACAGAGGGCTAACAGTCGTCAAGACTGGAGGCGTATACAGCACTGGTCGTTGGTACACCCAAGATGAACTTGATTCATTTGATGAGTACTATCTTGGTGGACACGAATATACAGGCATTAGTGAGGTCACAAAGGCTGCACTAATAGCAGGTGGAATTGATGTTACAGAGGCAAACTTCGTAGCAGAGTAGGGGACACAATGGACTGCAACCACGTTAGCAAGGTTAATAAGTGGGGCTACAACTTAATAGATGGAGATATGGTTTCTTATGTATCTGAGTATGGCTGCACAAGGTGCGACCTGATTTCAGAGGTTCCACTGCCATCAACCGAAGAGATTTTGATAGACCACAGCAACTGCCATATCGACCCTTGTTTTGGATGTAAGGCTAAGAACCTTCAACTCAACGCAGGAGATGCAACAAGAGATATTTCAGATAAGAAGTGGCAAGGCAACCTAGCGTTCTATCGACAGGCTAGAGCAGATGGAATTCAACCTAACGGGACACATCCAGTTCAGGTTGAGGCAGCATACAAAGCAAGTGAGACATTGGGCAAAGCCTATGACGGTGGCACAATGACTAGAGCAGACAAGGTTACGAAGAACGTAGCCGCCATTATGAAAGAAACTGGAGCATAAGATGTCAGTAAAAGGCGAGAAGTACAAGTCAATGGCAGCAAAGATGAAGCACGAGAAGTCTGAAGGACCAGCAATGCGTATGAAAGAATACGGTATGAAGAAGGTCGCTAAGAAGGCTGTTGCAAAGAAGGCTGTTGCCAAGAAGATGGGCAAGAAGAAGTAATGATTGGTCTCCCAGGTAAGGCTAACCCTACGGTTGCATCTCAAGAAGCAATGCAGAAGAAGGCTCTTGACAAACTTATGAAAGAGCGTGCTGCGCTCGCTAAGAAACTTGGGCACTACCCATCTGATTCAGAATTGATGAAGTCAAGAAAGAAGATGCGATGAAGAAGAAGTCAGCAGCACAGAAGAAGGTCAGCAAAGTAATGAAAGAGTTCAAGGCTGGCACTCTTCACGGTGGCGTTAACCCAAAGGGTCCAAAGAAGGCTCCAGTAGTCAAGTCACGCAAGCAAGCAGTTGCTATCGCACTATCTGTTGCAGGTAAGGCAAAGAAGAAGTGAACGACCCTAGACTAAAGCGAGCAGGAGTATCAGGCTTTAATAAGCCAAAGCGTACACCTAGCCATCCTACTAAGTCACACGTTGTTGTGGCTAAAGAGGGTGCGAAGGTTAAGACTATTCGCTTTGGTCAACAGGGTGTTACTGGAGACAGACAACCTACTGCACGACAGAAATCATTCAAGGCTCGTCACGCAAAGAACATTGCCAAAGGCAAGATGTCTGCAGCGTACTGGGCTGACAAGGTTAAGTGGTAAGAACTAAATAAGGGGACATATGAACGACAAGTTGGCTATCGCCTGGTGCGATAACGGTATGGTTGATGGAAAGTTTATGCAGGGAGTTACAGATGTACTCCTTAAGTCAGGACTCAAGTTTGAATCTACTCTACGCAGTCAGGGAAACCAGATTGCTAGACAGAGGGAAACTGTCATCAACTACTGGTACGAACAGAATAAGGCTGATTGGTTGCTCTGGGTTGACTCAGATGTAGTCATTAGCCCAGAGGGTTTCTTGAAACTCTGGAATCAGAAAGATAAAGATGAGCGTCCAATTATGACTGGCGTGTACTTTACAACTGATAATCCAGAAGAACCTCTGATGATTCCAATGCCTACAATATTTAAGTTTGTTGATAATGAAGATGGTGGTTTTGGTTTAGCCAGAATACATCCACTACCTAAAGACAAACTGATTCAGGTAGGCGCAGCGGGTATGGGATACGTCTTAATGCACCGTAGTGTGGTTGAAGAACCTGTGTGTATGAGCGTTCTGCCTGTAAATATTCAGATGGACTAAGCACTGATTTACCTGCTGCTAAACGAGCCTTATTTGCTGGAAAACGCTTCTGGAATGCAACCGCTAGTGGGTCTGTACCATTAGGGTCTTGCATCATTAATTGAATTGTGTCTGCAGAATATCCCTTGACTACAGCATCTGTGATTGCTGATGATAAATCACCAATACCATAAGATGAAAGCAGTGATGTAATGGCTGCTATTGCATCCATTCTCTTTGTAGCAGATTCGGTACCAGTTCCAGTAGTTGGTGTTGTAACAGTTTTAGGAGTTACTGCGCCTGACTCATACTGATTAACAAGATTAGTTAAGTCTGCTGCTGTAATTCCAGATGCAATAGTATTTAAATCTGGTGGAAATGAACCATTATTTGCATCCATATATGCACGGATTTGGTCTAGTGTATATGCACCTTTACCACCTGTTGCTCCACCACCAAGGACTACACCGCTGGGTCCACTGCCAGGAGCGCCACCTCCGAGTGCCTTGTTAATAGTTGTAATGTCGCCTGTGTATGCTGCATTTGGATTCTCTGCACGCTGCAAAATATCAAGTGCTGGCTTAACAACGTTATTCAACTGGTCAATAAGAGCACGAGCAGATGCTGCTACTACCTTGTTACCCTGCTTATTGGCTTGGGTAAGGGTATTCTTTGCATCTTTAAGTGCCTTATTATAATCTGCTTGAGCCTTATCAACACCAGTAGTAAATGTCTTTACCTCTTTAGGGCTGGCAGACTTTGGTGCTGTTGCAGCAAGACCTGCTGCAAAACTTGAGGTAAAATCATTTGGACCAGCCATTGTTATCCAATCAATCCGAATGTGCTTGCAATTGAGCGAGCAACATTGCTAATAGAGTCCTGAGCGTTCTTTGTGAAACGCCACTTAGGGTCTTTGCGTAGTGAGATTTCGTAGTCATACAGATTCATTAATGATTTAGGGTCTTTCGCTACATCTGAAAGATTCTTTACATCAATAGTATCTGGGTCTTCTTCAAGGATATTTGCACGAGCATTGATATAAGGAGTAAGTAGTTGTTTAACTGTATATCCCTTATCAATCTTGTCCGCTAGTGCAGGGAAATATGTCTTTGCTTGCATATTGATTAGGTTGATATTAGCCTTCAGTGTCTCTGGATTCAGAGTAGACTCTGTTGCAATCTTAGATAGATTCTGGAAGTTAATAGGTAGACCATTGTCAGCATAAGCATTCTTTAATGTTGTAAGAGTTAGACCAAAATTACCTCGTTGAAGCGTAGCCTGAGCCTTAGCATCTCCAGCATTAGCAAGTGTAATCTGCTGAGTAGCATAGTTCTTAAGATACTTATTAAGAATATCTTTACGCTCTTGTGGTGATACACCCTGAATGATGATGTCTTCATTCTTTCCTACACGCTTATTAGAGCGTGAAGCCTGAAGATTGCTGAGCGGGGACACTTTTTAGTGGCAGGTTCTGGAGAAGTTTTACCTTGTGATGTAGCACAACATATATGGGAACCACCAGTTCCTACCAAGGCTGATTATAAAGATTTATATCACTTTATGATTGCCAAGGCTATGCCATCTCTACGTAAATGCTTATCTGAGAATGGCTATAATTTTGATGAAGATAATAAAGAAATGCGCTTTCAGTTTATTATGGCTGTAGGTGGCGAAATATTTGACGTAGACCAAGAGTGTTCAGTATCTAAATCTGACACAAATGTTTACGCAGCAGGTTCAGGAGCAGCGTATGCGCTAGGCGCACTGCACGCTGGTGCTGATGCTTATGAAGCAATGGAAATTGCAAGTAAGTTAACAGCATTTACAGCAAAACCATATCTATCAAAAATTCAATTTAAACACATTAAGTAGGAGGAACAATGGCTGAAAATCGTGGAGGTTTCCGTACAACGGCACCACAGAATAATCCTGCTAATGTTTCTGCAACAGGTGGAGCGGGTCAATCAGGAACTCAAGCACCACGCTACATTTCAGGAATGGCTTACGGTCAAGGACAAGAAACAATGCAACAGCAACAATCTGCACCAATGGCTGGACCTACACCTACAACACAGGCTTCAGCAGTTGCTGGTCTTACAGCAATGCCACCAGTTACACCACTGACTGCTCCT